TTGGATACTAATGACATACTTCAGAGAACTTCCAAATTTAGAATATCAATCCTTTTTACCAGGAACTAAATCTTCTCACCAATATGTCACGGTAAAGAATCTATTCCGTAGAGTTAAACTTCGTGATGACTTACAAAATGTATTTACTATCTTCGACAAGTATCAGATTCCTGATGGTTCTAGACCAGAATTAGTTGCACAAGAGATTTATGGAAGCGTTCAATATGATTGGGTTGTAATTGTATCTGCAGGAATTACAAGATTAAGAGATGAATGGCCATTATCTGATAAACAAGTCTATGATTATGCAGAATCAATCTATGGAAATGACTTAAACGAAATTCATCATTATGAAACCAAAGAAGTCAAAGACCCAGAAGACCGTTTAATTCTTCCTGCAGATCAAGTTGTTGATGAAGACTTTAAAGTTTATTATACTTACGATGGAAATCTTTATACAAATGACGCAACAGCACTTGGAGAAAATGTCATTCGCATATCAGACCCAATTGTGGGTGTGAGTAATTATGAATATGAAGTCAGAAAGAACAATGATAAAAGAGGTATCTACGTATTAAAACCAAGATACCTCCAACAAGTTATTAATGATACAAGAAAAGCGATGATCTATGATAGGTCATCGCAGTATGTGAATGATAGATTAATTAAGACTGAAAACACAAAGGTTTCAATTCCATTTTAAAGGAGGAGATTTCTCTCCTCCTCATACACATCAGTCTTCGGCAAGTTTTGCGAAGTACGAAAGTGCGTCATCATCCTCATCTTCTTCCACTGGAGCAGCAGCACGACGAGTGGGTTGAAGATTATTCAGTTCGCTACGAAGACCATCATCAAGGTCCCTTGCAGAACCACGAGAATACTCTTCCTCGTTATCAACTTCTTCATCGAGACGCACAGACTTTGCACCAAGCACTGAATCAAGACGCTTCTTCAATTCTTCATAAGTCTTGAATTGGTCAGGAGCAACAAATTCGGTAAGAGAATACTGCTTCTTCCAGAATGCTTCCATTGCATCATCATCGTCCAGAAGAGCACCAGGAGTCGCAAACTCACTGGAATCATAGTTACGATAACCAGCAACACTCTTTGCCTTCAGTTTGAAGTTTGCACCCTGCCAGAAGTCAAAGGCATTAATCGGAGTTTCGTCCTCATATTCAGGTTGCATTGCTTCCATAATCTTATCAAAGATTTTCTTACCATACTTGAAGAGGAAGACTTTACCTTCGTTTTCAGGATTGGCAGGGTCTTTGACGACATAAACATTGCTGACATAAGTCAGTTTACGCTTCTGCTTACGGGCAACTTCTTTGCCAGCATCAGTGCCATTATTCCAGAGTCCAGAGTTGTGCTCGCACACAGGGCACTTTTGATTCACGGTAGTCAGGCACGTATCAATTAACCAACCACCAGGACCTTGAAATGCGTGACTATAAACTTTGACAAACGGAATATCTTCCCCATTAGGAGCAGGAAGAAAACGGATTACGGCATAACCATTATTTGACTTATCTACACTCAACTTCCAAAAGCGGTCATCACTAGAACTTTCGGAGTTATTCATTTTTTCTACTTCTTTCACCAGTTTTTCGGTGAGAGAACCAAGTTTGGATTGCTTCTTAAGATTTTCGAATGACATAGGATTTTTAGGATACTTGGGATGAATTGGATTACTTGGATATTATAGCAAAAATGCTCTCAACCGTCAATGAATTGCTTGAGAGATTCGATGGTTTTGGTCATACTGCTAAACAGTAATCCCATATCAGTCTCTGGTGGGAAACCCATCAGGGCAACTGATTTACGAAGGTTATCTTTCATTATAACCGCTTCTGGGTCATCAGAAAGAGACAATCTTGTATACATTACTCGTTGTTTTTCAAGTAACATTTCAAGTTTTTCAATATGTTCCAGTTTATCTTCACGGGACATAACACCAAAAGTCAAAATGCTTCCGTAAATACTCTCTTGCAATTGATTGATTTCTTTCAGTTCTTCCTGAATAATATCAGAATCAAAAAATTTACTCATCGATGATTTCCCGTAAAATCTTTTTAAACTGAAATATGTTTGTATTTATGAATGGAGAATACTTTTTAATTTTTAAACTAACGGTTTCCCATACTGGATCTAAAAGTTTCTCATCAAACTTCTTCCCGAACAGGAATATTTTATCATAAATGCATAGAGTTTCAATACAAATCTTCCCGCTCAGGAAACTTTTTAGTACGGGCGGATGACCTTTGGAACAGTTCAAGGCATCCTCTAATTTTGTTTGTGAGAACAATTCCGTTGATTGTTCTTTGAACAAGTAGGTCAAACTCTGTTGGCGCCTTGTCCAATCTGCGTATGTTCTTTCTCCAGAATTGATAATTTCGCCAATCCATAAGTTGCTAGGAGAATCTGCTGCTACAAAGTTTGATACTAAAAAATTTAAGACTTCTTTATCAGAATACTTGCGACTTGTCTTTTCAAACCAGTATTTATCGGTCCTTTTATTAAAGGAGGCGATGCTGGCACGAGTCTTTGCACCGTATTTAAAGAAGTCGTATTTTGGATTTGTAAAATGATTTTTGAGTGACAAATAATGTTGATAAGTTTCAAAAGGAGTCACAATCATAAAGGCAGTTTTGCACGCGAGGTCCGCTTCATAAAGTTTAAACTTATCGCATCATATTTCAACTTTTCTTTTAGAGGTTTTGAAATAAGTTTTGTAACTGACTCAACTTCAAGACTATTGAGCTCACAATAATGACAAATTGCGTCAATATAATTGAAGTTTTCTTCAATTACAATTTTCTCTATTTCTAGAGCAAACTTTGAAGGAGTAAGAAACTTATTTTCTATGACTTGTTCTAATTCTTTATTTGGTTCCATATATTCTATTTTGAATTCTAGAAGATTTTCTAACGGATTGCTCATAATTTTCACAATATGGTATTTATTATATCTTAAAATAATATATTAGTCAATAAAAGTGCAAGATTTTTTAATCATATGACGTGATATACCTGTTTTTTCAATAGCATCCTTTATACATCCAAAAGTTTCACCATTAAAAATAATTTTCTTTGCTCTTGGATTTTTTTCTCCAGTTATACTTAAATCACGTATTCCTTTATTCCAAGGAATTTTTTCTTTCATTGCTAGTGATTGTTTTTTTTTAGATTCTTCACTACGTTTTTTACCAATGTTTCTAATACTTTGTTGCTTCTTCCATTCTTCAGTATGTTTTTTACCAAAAAATGAATGATTTTTTCCTGCGTTATAATTAGGATTACGATTTCCAATCCAAAGTTTTCTAAAATTATTTTTAGTTTCTTCGGAATGTTTTAATCCAAATGTTGAAAATTTATTTGAGGTTTGTCTTGCTTTATTTGCAAAATGTGAATTTTTATCAATTTTATAAAAATTATGCAGAAGTATTTCTGCATTTAACATTTCTTTCTTACTAGAAAATACTTCTAATATAATTTTTTCAGTAGGATTAAAAGTTTTATCTTTATAAGAACCAAAATATTTTATATCTTCTTCCGGAAGACATTTACAAATTCTGCTTCCAATATATCCTCTTCCAAATTCTTCATAAGAATAATAAACATAAAAATATTTTTTCATATTTCTACTCTATCGGGGTCGCAATAATATTTATAAGGGGAGCAAAAATACCCCCCACCTGAAAAGTGCGACCCAGACAGGCACTCTTATTTAGACATAAGTTCAAGACGATCATTTACAAACTTTTTAATATATTGAACTACAAGTTTCATATATTTTTTTAAATCTCTTTCCTCATAAAGAACACATTCTCCATTTTCACACGCCATAATAATGACTAATTTTTTAATAGGAGTTCCAGTCATTTCATAATACGCCATACCATAAAACATTGCTTGGACGAAATAATGCGTAATCCATTCGCGTGGTTTTGGTTTTTTGGAGGTTTTAAAGTCAATTACAGCAAGTTCTCCATCGTGCTCTCCAATACAATCCGTCGTCCCTGCTACACCAAGTTGCTTAC